GTGTAAGCTACACAGCGAAATTCAGATTTCTTGATTTAGACGATGACTATTTTAAGACTCCTGAGAAATTCTACAAAAACGTAAATTTTAACTGTCTAATAATTAAAAACTAAAATAAAATGGCAATTTTAAACGCAACAGATTGTGTGCTTTCAGTAACTACAGGAGGTTCTTTACAAGCAGTAGCTCATTGTACTTCAGCTTCACTATCTATGAATTTGGATCTTCGTGATTCTACAACTAAATCTTCAGCAGGTTATCAAGAAAACTTAGGAGGTTTACGCTCTTGGGAAATGAGTGGAGATGCTTTTGTTGAAATCGGTTCTATTACAGGAGCAGACATAGAAGAACTTTGGACTACTTGGGAAGCTAGAGCAAAAGTAGCAGTAAAATTCGGTGCTTCAGGTATGGAATATACAGGTGATGCCCTAATAACTTCAATCTCTATAGATGGAGGTGTAGAAGAAAACGCAACTTTTTCAATCTCTTTAACTGGAACTGGACCAATAGCTAAATCATAATATTAACTTTTAAATCCATATATTATGGCAATTAAAAACGCTTCGGATTTATTGGTTTATGCTAAGACAACTAGCCCTGCTAAACAAGTTACTAGGATTAGGGTGTTAACAGCAACACCATTACTTGACTTTCAGAATAACACTAACATTATTATAAATAACGTTACTAATGCAAGTGGTGTTGTTACTGATGGTATTGTCGATAATATTGCTAGTACTAATACAGGTTCAAACTTAATAGCATCTATAAGCCTAAATTTAGTAAATGGTTATGGCTATACCGATGAGAGTGGTTCAGACCAAACAGATGGTGATTATACTTACAGAGATTTTCAAAATGGTGCTAACGGAATAGTTCCTACTTTAGAAATAACTAATGGAACAGCTACATTTGAGGAAAATGGAGTTATTATAGAAATAGTTACCCCTGGCTCAAGTGCAATATTTGACCCTGTAGCTTTTAGTACATCAGCTTCGTTTAGCACTAATATGGATTTAAGAGATGTAACCAACAAGGATTCAGGGGGATACTCTGAGTCTTTGGGTGGTTTAAGGTCTTTTGAAGTATCAACCGATATATTACAATCAATTAATCCCGATGTACCTTTAGATGGTACTGATTTCTTCGATAAACTTAAACAAAGAAGTTTAGTCGATTTAAGTTTCTCTGATAGAATTAGAAACATTTTACGCACTAACCTTACTCAAAGTGGGGTTGATGGGTTTTTGTTAGTAACAGCAACTCAAACTAATTTGCAAACCGATCCTTTTAGTGGTAGTACCGCAAGTAAAATAGAAAACACTAGCACAAGTTTAAACAGATTGCAATATTCAGTATCGCCAGGTAGATTAGAAGATAAAAATGTTACTTGGACTTTTTATGCTAAAGGCGTAGGAAGTAATACAAGTATATCATTTTTTACTGAAAGGTCAGGAGGTACTAGTATAGCACCGAGTGAAGTAAAAGTATTATCAGGAACATATACAACTATAACATCACCTGGTACTGCTAGTAGGGCTGTTAATGGCTTAAGTACATCCACATTTACTAGAATTGAAGTTACTTATAATAATTTTGATGCAACAGGTGGGCAACCAATAAATTTTATGGTTTTTGCTGGTGATGACCCTAGTTCTCAAAATGTTGGTGATGCTGTAATTGTATCATCTTGGCAAATAGAGCTTTCACCTAGTTCAACCGATTATCAAGACCCTACCGATATTACACATTGGCAAGGAAACGCACTTGTATCATCGGTAAGCTTTGATGCAGGAGTCGAAGATAATCTAACTTGTTCGGCTACATTTACAGGAACAGGTAATGTTTACCCTAATGGACTTGGTCCTGAGTTAATCGGTGATACAGGGTTTGATTTAGCAAATGATGGGAGTAATCCTGCTTCAGCTTATTGGAGTGTTTTTGGTGCATCTGTAGTAGAAAATGGATATGGTAAAATTTTATTTACAGCAGGTGGTGCTATTTCTTATATTCAATCTCCAGCATCTATTATGACGCCAGGAGATTTTTATCTTTTAGAATATACTGTTTCAAACGCAGCAACTCCTGCTGGTAATTTTCACGTTTTTAATGGTTGGGAACAAGACGGATCTGACGCACAAACAGAACTTCCAATTAGCGTTGGTACACATAAAATTCTAATAAAACCTGGCTCAAATTTTATCCAATTAAAAAGAAGTTTTACAACGGTAAGCACAACAGTTTGGCTTAGTTCAATATCACTAAAGAAAGTTTTATAAATCAATTTAAATTAAAAAGGTAACAAAAAATGAAAAAGGTAGAAATAGGCGGTCAGAAACGACCGATTAGATTTAGTTATTTAGCTTTAAAAGACATATGTAACGATTGTAAGTTAAAGTTAAATCAAATGGATCAACTAGGAACAGAGATAGACCACGTTGGTATTATCGCTTACTATGGTCTAAAATATGGTGCTAAGAAGAACGGAGAAGAGTTTAAGTACAAAGTTCGAGATATTGAACAATGGATAGACAATGAAGATTTCTCTAAGATAAATGAAATCTTTGAAGCGTTCCAATTAGACCAACCTCAGAAAAAGGGAAAGTAGAAGGGGAAAGGGATTACGAGGAAGAAAAAGAAGAAGTAGAATTTGATTGGGATAGGCTTGAAGAAATAGGTTTAGGAATGATGGAGTTAAGTGATTACGATTTATATGATTTAACTCCACGTTCTTTTAATAACAAACTTATAGGATTCAATAAGAAGAACGAACAACTTTCTCAAAATCATTGGGAACAAACTAGAATGATTGTTCACGCTGCTATCGTACCTCACTCTAAACACAGGGTTAAACCTCAAGAATTAATGCCTTTCCCTTGGGATAGTAAAAATAAAGTTAAAAAAGATGTTGCCACAAAAGAGCAAATCGAAGAGGTTTTAAAGAGATACAAACTAATAGAACCTAAAAAAATCAAAGTTTAAAATGGGTGGAGTAAAAACTATTTCGATAATTGTAGCTGCTAATATCAAAGGCTTGGAAGCAGGTCTTGGTAAAGCTAATAAATCTCTAGCATCGTTTGCATCAAAGTCAGCTAGGCTAGGTTCTTTATTATCTTTTGGTGTTACTGCACCTTTAGCTGCTATGGGTAAATCAGCCTTTGATACATTCTCTAAATTTGAGGATGGTATGACAAAGGTACAAGCAGTAACTGGTGCTAGTATAAAAGATTTTAAAGCTTTAGAAAAAGAAGCTAAAAGATTAGGTTCTACAACTAGATTTACTGCTTTACAATTTGCTGACTTACAATTAGTTTTAGGTCGAAAAGGATTTAATCCGAAAGAGATAAACAATATGACTCAGTCTGTTGCTGACCTAGCTTTAGCAACTGGTGAAGATTTATCTCTTGCTGCCCAAACAGTAGCGACTTCTATTAACGCATTTAACTTAGAATCAGCCGAAGCGGCAAGAGTAGCAAATACCTTGGCTTCAGCCGCAGCAAACTCATCAATTCAACTTAGTACATTTAGTACAGCTTTTGGACACGCAGGTGCATCAGCTAATGCTGTAGGAATGGAGTTAGAAGAGTTAGCTGCGATGATGGGTGTCTTAATGGACAATGGTATTAAAGCTTCTAAAGCAGGTACAGGGCTTCGTAAGATATTTATGAAGCTACACAAAGAGGGTAGAAATTTCACAGAAGTATTAGATTTAGTTACTCAAGGTGAGTTAGGTTTAGAACAAGCTATGAAATTAGCGGGTGTCACCTCGGCTAACCAATTACTTATTTTAGCTAACAATAAAGATGAAGTAGCTAGGCTTACAAATGAGTACCAAACCAACACAGGTGCTTTAAAAAAGATGACCGACTTGATGGGTAAAACCACAGAACAAAAAGTCGCCATAATGAGTTCTGCTATAGAGGGTATGAAATTAGAAATAGGGGCTATGTTAGCAGAGTCTTTGTTACCGATGATTACTAAAATAACAGAATTAGCAGGAGCATTTCAACAGTTAGCTCCTGAGACTAAAGATATGATTGTAAAGGTTACAGGTATAGCAGCAGTAGTTGGTCCTTTGTTAATGACTTTAGCTTTATTTGCTACAGGTCTAGGAGCTGTTAGTACAGCTTTTGGTGTTTTGGGTAGTGTAATACCATTTTCTATAGCAGGAATGAGTGCTTTTGGAATATTACTAGGTGAGTCTGTTGTTGCTGCGTATGCTTCAGCAGGAGCTATTGGTGCGTTGTCAGCAGCTTTTGAAGTTCTTACAATAGCAATAGCATCGAATCCACTCGGTGCTTTAGCAATAGCTATCGCAGCAGTAGGTGCAGCGTTTTTTGCATTTAGTTCAGATGTTGATTCAGCATCTACAAGCGTAGATGGATTTAATCCTATTGCAAAAACAGCAGCAGATAGATTATCAGAAATTAATAGACAACTAGATAACTTTGGTAAAAGCAGCCTTCAATTAACTTCGGAAGAGTTACAAAACAGCATAAGAAAGACTAAGGAAGAGATAGAAGAAATAGAACAACTTACTAGAGGGTTCTTATCTTCTAAAGGACTTACTGGTGGTCAAATAGAATCATTTTTACAACAAGAAGAATCTTTAATAAAACTCAAGAAGTTATTAGGTGGTTATGAAAGAACTTTAGATAGAGTTAATAAAAAAATCGAGCTAGGGAGGAGGAATACATCTGTTGGAGGAGATGCACCTGTTACTCTTATTGATATGGATGTTGATGAGATGGAGGAGGAAGCTGAGGTTATAGTGCCTATTAAAACTTTTGGAGAAAAACTAGAAGAAGGTGTTGTAGGTTGGGGACAAAAAATAGAAACTTTTGGAGATAGATGGGCAGATTCTATTTATAAGGTAGGTGATGTTTTTAGTCAAATGATGACTAATAAGACTATAGAGTTAGATAATTACCACGCAAAAGAATTAGCAGCAATAGAAAACTCTGCTATGACCGAAGAACAAAAGGCAGCTGCAATAGAAAAACTTGAAAAACAAACTGCTGAGAAAAGAGCTAAAATACAACGTAAACAAGCAATAGCAGATAAATTAGCTGCAATAGTTGCTGCTACAATTAATGGCGCACAAGCTATAACTAAAGTGGCAGGTCAAACTGGTATAGGAGCTTTCGCAGCCGCACCAATCGTAGGTGCTTTAGTAGCTGCACAAATAGCAACTATAGCTGCTCAACCGATTCCTAAGTTTGCAAATGGTGGTATTGTTAGTGGACCGACAGTTGGTATGATGGGTGAATATGCAGGAGCAAGAAGTAATCCTGAAGTAATAGCACCTTTAGATAAATTAGAATCTATAATAGGTGGTCAAAATATAAATGTTACAGTAAGTGGTGTTTTATCATCAGAAGGAATACAGATTGCTGCTATACAAGGACAACAAGCAGCAAGTCAAAAAGGAGCAAGTTTAATTGGTGGTAGTTTTGAAAACAGACCATTTTAATAAAAAAATATGGCTTTAAGATTTCATTCGGAATTTAGTAATATTCGTAGAGAATTATTTAAAGTAGAGATATACGATTCTAGTTTTTCAGGATCATCTACTGAATTTACTTTAAGGGGAAATGGGTTTCAATTAGCCTATAATGGGGGTGAAGAAACTTATCAATTAATCAAAAGTTCTACTTTATCTTTTGTAATGAACATAGATAATAGTACCCTTAAAGCGTTACCTTCTGATATTGCTTCAAGTACAGATATTTCTAGGTTTGCTGTAAAATTATATAGAGACGATACATATACATCAGGCAACAATTACACACCATCAGGAAGTAATTATGTTTTGTTTTGGTCAGGTTGTATTAACAAAAGAATTATGTCTATTCAAGACGCAAGTTATCCGTATGATTTTAGGATTTCTGCTGTAGATGGAATAGAATTACTTAAAAACTATACATATAATAATGTAAGTGATAGTTATATATTTGAAGATAGGTTAAGTGTTGTAGGTTTTTTGACAAAAATTATAGATAAGTTAGATTTTGGTAACAATTTTTCTGCAACTGACATTGTCTTAGCTACTAGAATTAATTGGTTTGAAACAAATCATTCTTTGAGTGATTCGGTAGCAGCTAAAACTTATATGTATGAAAGTGTGTTTAATACTGTTGATGAAAATGGAAACACAAAATTATCTACATATTACGATGTACTAAAACATATTTGTGATTTATTTCAATGTAGATTTATGTTATATGAGGGTAAGTTTTGGTACACTCAATTTAGTAGACTAAAAGAATCTTCTAACTCTTACTTTTTATATAAATTAAATGGTACTTCAAACTCAACTACTAGCAAAACAATAAATGAAATTAAAGGTGAATTAGGTGGGGTTTATGATACAGGAGGTTCTGTTGCAACTTCAGCTCCAGGATTCTTTTTAAGAGAAAAAACTTTTGGTCAAAGATTAAATAGTGCTAAAATAGTTTGGAACGCACTTGCTGATGGTGGTCAAAACATTTATCCATTAACATATTTTCCTGTATGGCAATTTCCCAATGCAGGTTGGGTTCCTTACGGACAAAATTCTAATGGTCCTAACTTATCAGGTTACTTAGAAGATGGTGATGAAGTTAATTTTAGATTACAAATTAAGTTTTCTATTAGAATTACAAGAGAGTGGAGTGTTACTCCTAGTGGTAATTTTTATGGCAAAATTGTTCTTCCGTTTTGGTTTTTAGCTAAAGACAATAACAGTGTTGCTACAGCTAATAGATGGTGGAGGGCTACTGGTAATGGTAGTCCAACTGGTGTTATATTACCTGTCTCTGAGGATGAAGGATTAGTGGGTTCTAATAATGGGTCTTGGGAGTACAGTTCAAACTCTTATAATACTGCTACTAAATTTAAGACTCCATTAATATATATACCACAAGGAATACAACAAGATAACCCTAATTCAGAACAAGTATTTGATTTTGATGTAACAATTTTAACAGCAATAGTCGATGTTCCTGAAGTTTTGGGTATGTTTTTTTACAATGATTATTCAGGTGGATGGGACTCTGCTTTAGGTAATGGAGATTGGTTTGCTGTAGAAGATTCTAGTGGGAACTTAGTAAGTGCAAGTGACTCTGCTTACGATGGATATATAATAGAGCCAATATTTGATATATCTACCGACTCTATGAGTATAGCACCTTATCAAGATGGTGAGCCATTCTTAGGTACTACTGTTGATTCTTATGTTACAGAGGGTTCAAGTGATTCAAATAACCCTGAAGAATTAACTATAAATACAATAAAGTATGGCGATGGTCCTAGCTCTCTTGGTCTTAGAACGCTTTGGGTTCTTAGTGGCTCTAACTTAATTCAGTCTAATTTATGGCAAATAAATAATACTGGTACAACTTATAAAATACATAAGTTAATTACAGATGAGATATTAAAGTACAATTACTTTTCAGGGGAAAGGTTAAATGCGACAATTTATCAATCACCTAATTTATACGCATCACAAAGACTAAATATATCAGAAGGTTTTGATAGAGATTATGTAGATGAAGATGGAACTACAATAGAAGAAGAGTTATATTGTTTTTCAAGTTTATCATACGATCCTAATTTAGCTAGTTGGAATTTTAAAGGTAAAAAAATATCTTTACCTGCACCTACAATTACTACAACTACACCTACAGAAACGAATCAAATTGCTTTAGGTGGTAAAGCGATGAGTTCTATAAGTTCATCGTTAAATAGTTTTCAAGACGAGGAATCTACAGCCAACTTAAATCAAAACTTATCACCTTCAGATACAGGAACTACAAGTTTAACTATTACAGCAGTAAGCACTGATTTAGAAAATGATTCTATATTATTAATGCAATCTTCATCCTCTGAAAGAATTTGGGAAAAAATAAGATTATCTTCTGCTGCAAATAAAGGTGACACATCTTTAAGCATAGATTCTTTTAATCCAACATATACCTACGATGAAACATCTAGGATTCTTTTAAGTAGAGAAACATTAGTTAGTCCAGGAAATGCAGCTACAGTAACTTCTATAGGTAATTTAACAGGGGACGTAACCTCTATTAATAGAGCTACAACTATAGCAGATAGTATTATAAATGAAGCTAAACTTAGAGTATCTAATGGACCTACAAATGGTTATGTGTTAACCGCACAAAGTGGTAACACAGGAGGCTTAACTTGGCAATCTGGTACACCAAATTTATTTCAAGGAATAACAGAAACAATTATCCACATACCGCCAAGCGATTTTAATATTACTAGCGGAAACAATTTTTCAACTTACAGCAGGTCAGGTATGGGTGCGGTACGACCAACTGCATATTATGCTTTAAGTCAAATTTATGCAACTTTTTTTGTTCCTTTAAATTATGAAGTTACAAAAGTAGGAATACACGCAAGTCAAAATAGAGGCATTGCTCTCTCGACATCAAAAACAGTAAATTCTTCTGTTTCTTTAAAAGGAACAGGTACTTCAAACACAGATTTAACTTTAGCTACTCCTTATGAAAGTGTTGATAGTGAATATTTTATTTTAACGTTCAAGCCAGGGGCAGTATCTGACCGAATTTATGGAGCATTTGTAACAATACAAGCAGTATAAAAAGGGAGGTTGATTGTAGTGTATCTTTTCGCTACCTTTTCGATAGACTACTTTCACTCCCTTTAAATTAAAATAACAAAATAAAGCAATGCAAGTGACAATAGGATTAATAGAGTTGATAATATCAATAGTTGTATTACTCTCAACAGGCGTAGGTGTTTGGACGAATCTACAAACTAAAGTAACTAAACTTTCTTCTAGGGTATATCACTTAGAGCAGTCTGATAACGAATTAAAGGTTATCTTAGCAGATATATCGACTAAGTTACACAAGATAGAATTATTGTTAGCTGCTAATCAAATTAAAGATAAATGAGACTAAGTAAAAACTTTGTGTTATCGGAGATTACTCGAAGTAACACAGCCAAAAGACTTGGAATAGATAATGAGCCGACAAAAAAAGACTTGGAGAATTTGCAAAGGATTGTTACAAATCTTTTACAGCCTCTTCGTGACCACCTTGGTCCTATCAGGATTAGTAGTGGTTATCGTTCCAAAGAGCTTAATCGTGCTATTGGTGGGTCTCGTAATCCAGTTAGCCAACATTGCAAAGGCGAAGCTGTCGATATACAGTTTTGGAAGAAAGGTCAAATGTGTAATAAAGAAGTTTACGACTGGATTATAGATAATGCTGTTGAGTTTGACCAAATGATAAATGAATTTGATTTCTCTTGGATTCACATATCCCTTAAAAAATCTAAGAACAGACGAGAAGTTTTAGAGGCTTATAAAGATAAAGATGGAGATACTAAGTACAGATACGCACCTGATATAATTACATTATGATAAAGAATATTATTAAAAGTTTAGTAGGACAAGCTTCTACTATAATAGACGATGTAGTAACAACTGATGAAGAACGATTAAAACTTAAAAATGAGTTTGAGAAAGTTATACAAGACCACGAGAAGGATATGTTTGCTTTGGAGGTTCAAGATAGAGATAGTGCTAGAACAATGTTTATGGACGATAGCTTCATACAAAAGATATTGGCTATCATTTTTACTTGTGCTTACTTTCTTATTTCTTACTTTATGTTTAATTGTTTTATAACAAATACTTTAGAACTTTCAGATTATGAAATAGGTTTTATAAGTACAGTATTTGGTGCTATGTCAAGTAAAGTAAACACCATCATAGATTTCTTCTTTGGTGGATCAGCAAAATCTAAGTAAGACAATATGCCTTGGCTTCCTAAACCAAGAGATAGACGTACTAAGGCTGAGAAAAACAAGTCTTGGGGTGGAGACACTTCGTTCTATAGAAAGTACGCTTGGCGTAAGTTAAGGAGGGTTGTATTGGACAAGAACCCTTTGTGTGTTCATTGTTTAAAGGATGATATGGTTAAACCTGCTGATGTAGTCGACCACATTGTACCGATTAAGAAAGGTGGAGCTGAGTTAGACGAATCTAATCTGCAACCTTTGTGTCACAGTTGCCACAATAAAAAGACTTATTATGAAAATAGACAACAATAGATATAGGAGTAAATATGAAGAGGATGTTTGTTCTAAATTACATAAAAGTAAAATCCCTTTTGAGTATGAAACTATTAATCTTTACTACGAGATTTCAGAACAACGAAAATATATTCCTGACCTTATACTCCCAAACGGAATTATTATTGAACTAAAGGGAAGGTTTACCTCTAAGGATCGTAAGAAGATGTTACTGGTAATAGCACAACACCCTGAGTTGGATATACGAATGGTCTTTATGAGACCTAGCAATAAGCTAAACAAGAATAGTCGCACAACTTATGCCCAATGGTGCGATAAGAATAATATAAAGTGGGCTAACAAATATATACCGACAGAATGGATACGAGAGACAAAAAAACACCCGAAGAGATAGCTGAAGAAATCTTTGGAAATTGGATAGTGGATTCTACAGACGAAGAGCAAGGAGAGGACTAATTGTCCTCTTTTTCTTTTCCTAAGTTTTCTATCTCCAGGTCCAGCATATTTCTATTGTGGTCAACATCATCTGTTTTAGTCATATTCCACTCGTACTTAAATGGCTTACTTTCCTCAAGCTCGATTAACTTTTGCAAGTACACAGCTAAATCCATCGCTTCTTCTTGAGCGTGTTTGAGCCAATCTAACTTACTTAAATCTTCTCGCTCCATCGTAGTGCCATATTTCTTTTTACCTACGTCAGAACGCTTTAAAATCTTAAAACAAACTTGTTCTTCTATGCTACTCATAATCTCTTTGGTTAAAACTTTCCACTTACAGTTCCGTTAGGTCTCTTTATAATACCTCCGAATCCATTATCTTCCTTTATACGATCCATATGCTCATCGCAACAAATCGCTTCGGGACTAACTACCTTATCATCAACTACCTTAATTGAATAACTTGATAGCTCTTTAACTTCTTCGCACTTATTACATTTAAACTTTGCCATAACACTCGCTAAAGTACAAAAAAAAAGGACATCTACAAATAGACATCCTTTCCTTGTTTCTAACCAAAAAACTTACGAACTATGCAAAAAACGTAAGAACGCTCAAATATAAAAAACTTTTCCTTTATCATACTCTAATAAAGTAATATACTTATAAACATAACTTTTCCTTCCAAAGTCAGTAGATTCGGGCATTGTTCTCCAAACCCAATTATTTATTCTAGTTTTGTTTAAATTAAATACTAAGACAGAATCGCAATCAAAGAAATTAATGTACAAACCTTGAGCTGATTTCTCATTCTTAGTCTTTCTTAATATCCTTTCGTACTTGTGCAATTCCAGTATTAATCCTTCAGGATATTTACTCTTAGCTGTATCTAAAGTAAATTTTCTTTGTTTCATTTCACAATAGAACTTCCTTGCATCCCACTCGTAGGTAAAATCCCAAAAATCATACTTTCCCTCAGAAGGGACACAATCAATTTTATACTTACTAGCGAATCGGTCTAACAAGTTTAGTTCTTTTTCAGTCACTTTTATTTAATTTAGTTAATATATCTAATTCACTTTTAAGTTCTATAACAGCATTAGCCATCTCCATTTCATTGGCATTGGCTAAAAGCTTTTCTCTTTTATAAGCCATCATCTGTGTGTGTACCCAAGTAAATGCTAACGCACTTTCCTCGAACACCTTTAATCTAGGCTTTAACTTCTCAGCTTGTGGGTGTCCCTTAAATTGCTTCATCATCTTAATCACCTC